TCGAGATCGCACAAGACGCTGATGTGCTCAACGATCACCGGGCGGTCAAGGTGGTCAAGGGCGTTGCTCGCATCCCGGACTTGCGTGCCACCGACGCGGCCAAGAAAAAGCGCCACGGTGACTCGGCCATCGCTGGCGCCTTGGCCTGGTACGCGAGCCGCCAGGACGGCGGGCCGTTGGTGGCCGCCAGCCGGGGGCGGCGGCACGTGGTCAACACGGAGGGCTACTGATGCCCGCCACCCCTGAAAACCAGAAACGCGCCAAAACGGCGCAGGTTCAATTTTTATATGCCGGTGTGGCCAGGGTACTAGCTCGGGTGTGTTCGTTGAATTTCAATGTGTTGAAAACGCCTTCCCGGGCCATTGCTGTGGTCAACACGGCGGCGAGGATGCTATGAGCCGTGGAATTTGGGTGTCGGAGACCGATTTTGTCCGGTTTTCCGAGAAATCAGACTCCGAGTCGCTGACCACCCACGTGGCCACCCGGCTTCGGGTCGGTGACCTGTCGGGCATGTTCGGTGGGCTGCTGCCCAACCCTGATCCGATTCTCCGACGGATGGGCCGCCAGGTCCAGGTCTATCGTGAGCTGACGGCGGATGCGATGGTCAAGAGCGGCACACGCCGCCGCCGTGCGGCCGTCGTGGCCATGGAGCATGGTTTCGACCGCGAGACGACGGCACCGGCCCGCATCGTCAAGAACTTGACCGCCTTGTTTGCCGACCTGCCGATGGAGTCCATCGTGCGCAACCTGGTGGATGGTGCGCTCTATGGCTACACGGTGGCCGAAGTGATCTGGGGCCGTGTGGGCGGTTTGATTGTGCCCACCGAGGTTGTGATGAAACCGGCTGAGTGGTTCGGCTTCAACAACGACAACGCGCTGGTGCTGCGTGACATTGGCAGCTTGCAAGGCTCGGTGGTGCCTGACCGCAAGTTCGTGCTCGTGGGCAATCAGCGGACCTATGCCAATCCATACGGCGAGGCCGACCTGGCCAGTTGCTTCTGGCCGGTGGCCTTCCGCAAGGGCGGGCTCAAGTTCTGGGTGACGTTCTCGGAAAAGTACGGCATGCCGTGGGCCGTGGGCAAGCAGCCGCGCGCCGCCAGCCAAAAGGATGCTGACGACCTGGCCGACAAGTTGGAGGCCATGGTGCGCGATGCGGTGGCCGTCATACCCAATGACGCCAGCATTGACCTGATTCAGTCGAGCACCACGGCCAACGCCGACATGTACGAGCGCCTGCTGATGTACTGCAGCCGCGAGATCAACATCTCGCTGCTGGGCAACAACCAGAGCACCGAGGCCGATGCCAACCGCGCCAGCGCTACCGCTGCCAGCGGCGTTGAGGACGTGCTGCGCGATGCCGATGCGGCCATGGTGGCCAGTGGCCTCACGCAGTTGGCGCGGTGGGTGGTTGAGGTCAACTGGCCCAGCTCGGCCGCGCCGGCCTACGAGTTCTGGGAGCAAGAGGAGGTCGATGAGCGCCAGGCCAAGCGCGACGAGACGCTCAAGCGCGCTGGCGTGCCCTTCAGCCGCAAGTACTGGATGCGCACGTACAACTTGCAGGAGGATGACCTGGAGCCCGAGGCACAGCCCGGCCAGGTCGTTCCCGGCCAGGCTGGCATGCTGCCTGGTGTGCCTGGCATCCAGCTCGCCGAGGGCGATGTGCCGCCCGACCAGGCCGCGCTCGATGAGGCCATTGCCAACCTGCCCGCCGACCAGATCCAGGCCGCCATGGCCAAGATGCTGCAGCCCGCGCTCGATGCCATCGCGACAGCCGACACGCCCGACCGCGTGTTCGCCGTGCTGGCCGAGGCCTACCCGCGCATGGACAGCAGCGCCCTTGAAAAGCTGTTGCAACAGGCCCTTTTCGTGGCTGACCTGGTCGGGCGGCACGGCGTGAACACCGAGGCGGCAGACTGATGGACGGCGCTGACGTTGGCATGGCCTTTGGCCTGGAGCCTGCTGATGCCGTGAGGCACCTGCAGGCCAAGGGCGCACAGGTCACCGGCAACTGGACCGAGTGGCTCGATGGCCAGCACGCCCGCGCTTTCACGGTGGCCAACGTGGCCAAGCTCGATGTCGTCAGCGACATCCACCAGAGCCTGGTCGACGCGCTGAAGGAAGGCAAGACGCTGCAGCAGTGGCGCAATGACCTGATCCCCACGCTGCAACGCAAGGGCTGGTGGCAGCGCGAGGGCACGGCCCAGCAGCTCATCGACGCCGGCCGCGTCGACCAGGCCACGGGCGAGATCCGCAAGGGACTGACGCCCTCACGCCTGAGCAACATCTACCGCACCAACCTGCAGAGCGCCTACATGGCCGGGCGCTACGAGCAGATGACCGCACAGGCCGCGAGCCGCCCGTTTTGGGAATACGTGGCCGTGCTGGACGCCAAGACGCGGCCGGCGCACCGCGCCATGCATGGCCGAATCTTCCGGTTCGATGACCCGGGCTGGAAGAGCTTTTACCCGCCCTGCGGCTACGGCTGCCGCTGCCGCGTGCGCTCGCACCGTGGCCGCGACATTGAGCGCAAGGGCCTGAGCGTGAGCAGCACCGAGGGCCAGCTCAGCCAGGTCGAGGTGCCGCTGCGCGGCGGCGGCACGGCCACGGTGACGCGCTACACCGCCCCTACCCTGCCCAAGCCTGGCCACTTTCAGCCAGACCCTGGGTTTTCGAACAACCCGGCCATGTCTACCTGGATGCCTCGCCTGGGCGACCGGCCCACGGCTCTGTCGGATGCGTTCGTGCGCCAGGCTGTCGAGGGCCCGGCCTTTGAGCGCTTCGTTGCTGCGCGGGGCGAGCTGCAAGGCACGTTCCCGGTGGGCGTGCGCCAGGCTGCGGCCGCCGGTACCGACCCGGGCGTGTACCTGGACAGCGCCCAGCTGGCGGCCGGCGTGGGCCGCGACGTGAGCCTGGAGCGCATGCGGCTGCTGCCTGACCTGGTTGCCTATGGCGAACGCGAGGCCGATGGCTTCGTGAGCCTGTTTGATGGCGATGCCGGCCAACTGCGGGCCCAGCTCGTTGACCAGGCCGATGGGCTCACGGTGGTGGGCGCGCTGAGCTGGAACCCCAAGGCGGCACCATGATTGAAATCGACATTCCGTACCGGCCGATCATCCACGCGCTGTACGCGATGATCAACCAGCTCCAGGACCGCCGCCAGCTCATGGGCGCGCTGGTCGGGATCATGCACGGTGCGGTGGAGGACAACTTTCAGGATGGTGGCCGGCCGCGCTGGGTGGACCTGCACCCCGGCACCAAGGCCGCGCGGGCCAAGCAAGGCACCTGGCCTGGCCAGATCCTGATCCGCAGCGGCCAGCTCGTGGCCAGCCTGCAGGACTCGTTTGATAACGACCACGCTACCGTGAGCACCAACAAGGCCTATGCGGCCATGCTGCACTTCGGCGGCCAGACCAGGCCGCATGTGATCCGGCCGCGCTTCAAGCGGGCGCTGGCGTTTGGTGGCGTGGTGGTGCGCCAGGTCAATCACCCTGGCTCAAAGATCCCGGCACGGCCGTTCATGACGCTGACCGAGGGCGATGCGGCCGAGCTGGTGCATGAGGCTCAGCAGTTCATTTTGGGCAGAACCCAATTGAAACAGCCTTGAGCATGTAATGCATGCCAATAGCTAACACATCCTCTCGCCTTCTAAGGCTGCAATTCTCACCTTTGACGGACAAGCTAGTAATCCCGTCGCCGTCAATGCCGAATTCTTCGAGTTTGTGCATCTCCTCAAAGTCCTCAAACTTTGGTAGCAAATGAACCATCATGAGGGCGTGATTGTCTTTCTCGCCAGGCCTAGGCATGAAAGAAAATCTGATCGAACGACCACAAAAGTTGATTGTCACTGTTGAGGCGACTGGATCAAAACTTGAGGTGGACTCAATTCCCAAGCGGGCCGCGTCCTTTTTAGAGAACACTTCAACGATTGTTTCAGCGAAGTCGTTGAAGACGGTTTGCATCCAATTGTGTTTCCTTATGGCTTGGAGACAGGGATTGAAGCTGTCGTCAACACTGAGAATATCAATCGGCATAGAACCTCCTTGTTGAAAGACCTAAAAGGTATCACGCCTGCTGAAGCACTTCAGCCTGCCTAGTTCGAGCATGCGGCCGACCATAGCCGCATGCCCAACGCCACCGTCTCCAAACCCATCGAGGTGCTTCGCGCTGGCACCCACACCGACAGCAACGGTGTGCGCGTGTCCATCACGGCCGAAGACCTGCAGCGCATCGCTGACACCTACAGTCCCACCCTGCACGAAGCGCCGTTCGTGGTGGGCCACCCGACCATGGACGGCCCTGCTTACGGCTGGGCCGCCAAGTTCACGCATCAGGATGGCGTGCTGCTGGCCGAGTCCTCCGAGGTCGAGGAACAGTTTGCCGGCCTGGTCAACGAAGGTCGATTCAAGAAGGTTTCACTGGCCCTGTATGGGCCCAAGGCACCAGGCAACCCGGCTCCTGGCACGTGGTACCCGCGACATGTGGGTTTCCTGGGCGCCATGCCGCCCGCAATCAAGGGCCTGAAGTCCGTCCAGTTCGGCGAGGCCGA